GAACATCTCGTTCAGGTTCGGCTGAATGACCTCCGCCTTACACAGATGGTTGGTCGTCGCCAGCGCAGAACCGGTCATCGCCCTGCGGAACAGTGCGTTGACTGCATTGAGTGCAGTGATATCTGGCATAATGTCCGATTTACTGTCACCATAGGTCACATGAACAAAGCTGTGCGCGCCCAGATTCAGCTACGCCGATTCATACTGTGCGATCAGTGCCTTCCTGCGAAATGCACCCAGGCAGGTGGCGACCATGGGAATAGCGTACCGCGTCCAGTCCTCCTTGAAGTCCTGCATGCAGAACGTATTCTCCGGATTCAGCTGCACCCAGTCGGAGCCCTTCTTGATTGCCTCCGCAACCTCGGGTGGAAAACCTTCCAGTCGAACTTCCAGATCCTCATCCTCCAGAAAATCCTTCTGCGCCTTGACGCCCTGCTGCCGCATATCGTCGCGGACGGATTTGCAGTTGAACTCCAGTACCGGCTCGTTACCGATCATGACGTTCGCAATGCGGATCAGATGCACCGGAAGCGTAATCATCCTGCCATCCTCCAGCAGGTAAACATACACATTGCCGTATTTGTAATACTGGTAATAGATGCTTCTGGCGCGATCCGCAAGGCCGATACGTTCATAGTACTCTTCGTATTTTTCCTTGGTCTGCTCGTTTGCGCCGATCAGCCTCCAGTCATCCGCAACGCTGAAGGGTACATACACCCCCCTGATGATACCACGGTAGATTGGATCGGCGTCTACATAGTAGTCGCTCAGTTCAAACAGGCTGTTGATATTGCGCTGTTTATCCCGAAGGATGCTGTCATAGTCATAGCTCGCAAGGTCGCCGGTGTAGGTAATGGACTTATCATTATAAGTCATCGTACCATTGCCGTCATCCTTTGCACCCACAGCGATATCTACGCTCTTCGCCTGTCTGGGCTCGTCCCGCGGCTGAGGGGTCTTTCTCTATCTATCAAACCATCCCATTGTATTCCTCCCATCAGATTCTGCTCACGACACCGATAAAGTTATTCTTCGGCCTGAGCATTTTGCGTTTTCGCTCATCTTCCAATTCAGCGATGAAGCGCACTGCCATTGAAAGCGCTGAGTATCTGTCCTTGTGCTGGTTGGCACGAGCCACATCATACAGAATCGTTCCGCCTGTGCCGGTCTTCATGATGATATTGCCCATCTCAATCTGCAGTGCATCTCCCTCCAGAAAGATCGCTTTTTCCTGCAGCGTCAGTTTTTTCTGTTTTACCGATTCTTCTTCACCGTCTTCATCAGGCGGTGTTTCCGCATACCTGGAATTCACGGGCAGTTCAATCGAACCTTGTTCCTATGCCACACGTAGGCACGAAACAAGCTGCTGATTGATCTGTGGATTGGCCTTGACGCTGCGAAGGATCGGCACCGCATTATGTATGAACGACTTACTGTCGTCCAGCGTCCACGGGGGATATTCCTTACCGTTGTCATCTGTCCATGGCTGCGAAAGGAATTCGGGCAGCGCATCACCCAAACCGCGATGGTCGAATACAATCTTGATGATCCTCGGAAACTTCGCATAGGTTCGACGCACCTCTTCAGCCAGTGCATCCAAGCGTTTACCGTGATAGGACCGCATGTAGACCACTCTCTTGAGGTAGTTTCCGTTTTCCATCTCGACCAGCTTGACGACCGTGATCACGGCATTATCCGCCAGTCTTTTGCTGGAGGTTGCAAGGTCAACGCCCATGACGTAATCTGAGGTGCAACTGGTCGGCTGCACTACCTCGACCTGTCTGAGCGTTCTGCAGTTCTCCGTCAGATCATATGGGAACATAGAGCCAGATTCCGCGCCCACGAAGCAGCTGCCATATTCCATAGCAAACTTTGCTTCGGGCATCTTTTTCTGTTCCTTCAGGAAGAAGTCTAAATCTGTAATTCCGACACGCGCCGCACTCTGATAATCCAGTGCGCACGCGAAGTTGGATGTGCTGCCCTTGGAAAACTCCTTCAAAGCTGCCATGAACATGGCGTAGAAATAGTTGCTCTTCAGGCAGGCGGACGTGATCGAAATAGTCTTACTGGTATAGTCCTTAATCCCGCGTTGATGACAGATATCGCGCTTGGTGTTGCGGACAGGACCGATGACCGCATCCAGGTCGTCTGCCTTGACCTCAGGCGATTCGTCGATCACCACGATTTTGGCACGATTGCCTCGCATGGTGCCGACCGAAAAGCTCTCGATCTTCGAACCGTTCTTCAGAGTACAGATACCCTTGTTTCGGGACAGCTGCACAGGACGATGACTGTCCGTCTGAATCTCACGCATGATCTCGGGATTCCGAACAAAGTAATCCTGAATCTTCTTAACGATCAGGGTTGCCTGTTCAGCGGTGCCCGAGACAACAGCAATTAGACTGCCGGGATACAGCACTCCAACCGCAATACAGCACTATGCTGTCAGCCATGTCTTGCCATAGCCGCGGCTCTTGACCACCATGAGGGTATCCGCATTGCCAAACTGCCGGGCAACCACGCGCTGCGTATCCTTGAGCTTGATATGGAAGTATTCCTCAATGAACACATCCAGATGTGTCCTCCAGAAGTGAATCTGCATTGCCCACAACTTCACATCCCGAATGTCTCTGATTTGCGTCTATATCATACAACCACCTGCTCAAGTCCGACAGCAGCGACTGTATGCCGGAAGTCCGCGATGATCCTATCGATGTCGTCAGGAGGAAATTCCACCATGGGCGTGTCCAGTTCACCGCTCATCTCGATCTTGGCAACGATTGCGCCCAACGAACCAAGGCCAGCCATATCGCCGGGCTTGCGCTTACAGGCTGCGAAGTTCGCCGATTTCGAGAGGTTATCGAAGATCGCCTGTGCCTCTTTCCATTCGTTGACAGATGCTTGACCGTGGCGCATCTTGCTGTATTTGATATCTGCGTCCAGCGACGCCTTTGCAGATTTCCTGGCGTAGTCCTGGATATTCTGATTGTCCAACACGAATCCTTCTTCCTACCGGGCATAGTAATCATCCAGATAGTCAATCTCACGCTGGGTATACATGCCGTTCCATTCGCGGCTGTAGATCAGCTCGCCGTCATCAAGGAAAGCCCCTGAATCGTCTCGCGTAACCGTGCCAGCCGTTGAATCCGGATTGAATTCGCGGTATGCGCCATCGGTGTCGATGTTTGCAGAGTATTGATATACGTTGCCAAGGTTCATGATGCTGAAAAAGTATTTGCCTGCAGTACGGTTCTCCAGATCTTCGCGCTTTGCATCGTCCCGTGCTGCAAGATAATCAGGATCATTGGCCAGCGCGTAGGCCGATTTCTTTACGGCCATGTCCCAGTATGCATCAGACCACCGGCGATTATTGTACCAGCAGAACTCGCGTGCGCCTTCTTTGCTGATGCTGCACTTCGATGCACAATCCTTGCACCATGCGTCATGATAGGACTGTGCCGCCCAGTCCTTGTTCGCATAGAACTTGTCAAGAGGCAGCACCTTTCCGCACTTGACGCACATCTTGGAAGTGATCTTTCGCCCCTTCAGCTTCGTTCCAGTTGCCATCTTATCCCTCCGTTACAAGTTGATGGGATAGACGCAACGCCTGCCATAGCCGGCTTCCAGAACCATCGCCATAGCCCCCGGGCGACCGCCGTATCCAAGCTGTTGTGCGTATTCATCCATACCACAAATACTGGGAACACGAACGATTACCGAGTTGCCCTGATCCGTATAGCCGGAAACACATTCCTGCTCGCGGTGCTTATGTCCGCAGATAAAGAAGTCGATACCCTCGTTGTAGAGAAGCATCGACTGTCTTGCCGCTTTTTCCATCATCCGGACATCAGTTCCGTGCGTCAGCAGGATGCTGCAGCCCTGAACGCTCAAGTGCTTCTGCTGTTCGGTCACACCATCGACGATTACATTGGCATTATCCTTCAAACGTTCATTCAGGAACCAGAAGATTACTTTCTCCAGATTCTCGCCGGGAAAATCACCGCGTTTACTGTTCAGACTGCGGGTCTCGGTGTGATTGCCGTCAACGCCGCAGACAGATACAGTAGCATATCTGGACAGTTCGTTGATCCACTGCGCCATATATTCCGAAAAGCGCATGCAGCTTTCAACTACGCCCCAGCGCAGCTTCATGAGCTGGCTGGCTCTCAGCATGCCGTCCAGACTGTCGCCGCAGATCAGGAGCTGAACGTCGCCAATCTGCTCCTTCTCCAGAATCAGTCTGGTCTGGAACAGTAGCATGGACATGCGCTCAAAGAACACCTCGGGCGTATAGCTGTTCAGTACCTCGCCGCGAAGGCCGCGCACCGTCCACTCTGCACCAAAGTGGCAGTCTGCAATGCAGAGTACCAGCGTACGCTTGCCGATGGAATACTTCTCATCCGCAGGCAGCACAGTCATGGGCGGCATGGTCTTCACCGCATGAACAACAGCATCCCGCAGCGCCTCGCTGCGGGATTTTGCTCTATAGGTCTCGTTGATCTCATTACGAAGATCACGAAGCTGTTGTACATTGTCCAGCTTGTTTTCTTCCTCCGGATACTAAGCAAGCATTCCATTATCTGCGGCCAGCTTAATGCCCGCGCCCATCTTGCGGAGCTGATCCGGGTGCTATCCGCATCCGGACTGCTCGGCAATCTCCGACCAATCGAGATCAGATGCGCCGATCGCCTTGCTGTACATTTCGCGAATCAGATCGCGCTTATCATTCATTCTCTCACCTCGTTAGCACAGCGATCATCGCATCGTCCATCAGATATCCGTCCTGATCAGCAAAGTGTACGCCACCGTCCGGAACTTCGATTACGATGATCCTGTCCATGTCATACTGATCGCCATACCGCGTTTTATGCGGGGCGTATTTTCCTTCCGTACTGTCCACCTGATAAACAGCGCCATTATGTTCGAAGCATCCATCCGTATCCACCCTGCAGCCATGAATCGTGCAGCCTTGAAAAGCGTTCCGGATTGCTTCCAAGCGCTCGAACCGCGTTGACGGTCTCGCGCGAGCAACTTTCTTTTTCTGTGCGCCGATGCGTTCATCAAGCTTATCTGTCAGAAGCTCATATCTCAGCCGGTCGTCGGGCGTCAGCCTGTTCAACTGAACGCAGCCGCTTTCCAGCATTTCCGCAATAGCCTCCGGGCAGTCTGAAACATTGATTTCTCTGCTACCCACAACCATTTCCTTGTAGCTCGTCAAGGTGTCTCTCTCGTCCGGAGGCACATCGCGCAGGAGAAGTGTACCGCAGCGATCCAGCAGCCTCTTCACCTTTATTTCCGGTGAGTATGGCTGCTCATGGTTATCACTGAGCCAATTCCTAAGACAGTAGTTTGACCAGTATTTCAGGATCAGCTCCTCTATAAGCTCGATCTTGCTCTGATCCTCGTTATACAAAAGCGTAAATCTAACGCCATTGGGCTATGTGATTCCATAACGTGTTGCCACGTTCATCCTCCTCCCTAAACTTTACTTCCGGCCAGCGGAAGTATTTCGCGCGGGAACTTCAGCTTTTCTGCCGACTCCTTTCCCCATAAATGTTACTTCTGACATACAGGTATATTTCGCGCATAGCTTTCAACTTTTTTCAAAGGCTCTTTCCCATAAACGTTACTTCTGATCTGGAGCTCTTTTTCGCGTGTACGTATTCACCCATGCCTGATTGTTATTGCGTACAATCAGGGACACAGCGTTTCTGAATTCCCGTTCCACTGCTTTCACTTCCCGTTCATGCAGCTCTGCAATATCACGAAGCGAATAGCCGTCCATCACCAACGTCAGCGTACTCATCATGTCATCAGGAATATCGCATGCGGCAATCAGGCGATCCAGATCCATGTAGGTACACTACACAGCCTCAGCCTATCCATATCCTCCCTGTGAATCCAGAGACGTCCCACTTTGCTGTCGGGCATCATACGCTGCATCCAGTTTACACCGGTTCTTCAGCTACTGCGCCACAACGCGCTCTTCACTCAGGGGCAGGTATGCCCACTCTGACTCATTTCTCATTTTCATCGTCCTCCTGTATGGATTCGAGTGACAGTATCCAGTCACAAATGTCCATCGCCTGCGGATCGTTTGACGATCGCGCCAGCCTCCTGACGTCCTCTGCCGGTATGAAGTTCTTACGCAGCACCTGATAGGACGTTACGCCGTTTTTCAGCACACACCGCTTCACACGAATCCACCATGATTCCTTGTCCGTGCATTCACTGCCCAATGCGCTGGGATGTGCCAGATGCAGTTTGCAGCCAACGTCATAAGCCGGATACAGCAATCTGTCGCCCAGGTCAAATACATCAATTTTCCCGAAGGCCTTATGACTCAGTGTCTGCTTTGTGGCAATCAGGTCGATCCGTCTGCTGGTCTCCATATCTGTCACTTCGCCATTTACATAGCTCAGATACTCCAGATATTCTTCCCACTCAGAGCGAGTCAGGCTTTCTTTGAGCACATTCTGGGCGATCTATGCATGCAAAACCTTATGATAACAGGCATTGAAGTCAAAAATGAGTTCACGCATGGTAATGGTTATGCACAGCTCATCACGGTTTCCGCCAGAATGAGGAACAACGTAGCTACGGCACTCGGCGGTAAATACTCCGTTGCCCAGACTTAATCTCTTACCTTCAACAACCTCAATATGCTGGCCTTCCGTCAGAGCACGAATGCCCTTGACAACGGTTGGAACGCTGGCGCCAATAGCTTTGCCGGCATCCTTCAGCGACATTCTGGGCTGCTGCATCCGACAGCGGACCAGAAACAAAAAGTACAGTCTTCTGGCAGTACGGGTATTCTGCGCAAGCAAGCCTTCTAACATGGAGGTACGCAAAACTGTCGAATCAACGCTTGCTGCTTTCTGGAGCACAAAACGCTCTGAGTATACCCAGGCGATCAGCTCATCGATGTCTCGGCGGATATCCCGTTGTGACGACTTGTAATACTGGGAATCCTGTGCTTCAATCCATTCATGCAATGCAGTTTCACATTCCTCCCGGCTTGCCCCATGCGTCCGCTTGAATACCGCAATGTTGCGCATCATGTTGTGCCGCGTACCCACCTGTTCAAGCGTTGTGCCAAGGTCTCTGGTTTCCGGAGATGAACAGCCTTTTTCTGAATGGATCTTCGTCTCCTGGCTTCTTGGTGTGATAACAGGGCATTCGGGGATCAGCGCTTTTACTTCGGCAGCTCTGATTTGATGAATGCTCAAAACATAATCCTGTCTCATGATGGGCACGAGGGTGTCTCTATCAACAAACCAGCAAATTTTGCCGGTCTTTGCATGTCTTGATAAAGGCAGTTTGATAGACGCTGTATTCATGGGGCGAAATTCCACCTTTTGCGGGTCAAGGCCTCGTGCAGTGATTACATGGCTGTACAGTGCCTGCAGACGGTATGTAATGATGCACTCATCAAAGAAAACTTCAACGTGATAGCCCTTGCCACCGCTGAAGGACACATGGATGTCGCTTCTTGAAAACCCAAGTGCCGCGAGTTCATCAATAATTGCATGAACTGTATCCGCATTCCCGTTATCCACATCAAAGCATATAAATCTGCTGCCGTAATTATCTGCAAAAACACCCACCGCGTATTGTTGTTCAAGGTGATTTCTCAAAACAGCATTCGACAGCCAGCTGTACTTACCGTCTTTTCTCTTGGGTGTGATGATGTTTCCGGTTGGCAGACAGAGTATGTATCGCCCTCGATAGGACACATACAGCTCGATCATTTTCTCCAATACCCGTTCATCGATTGTTTTATTCACCACGCTGTTCCTCCTCGCCAAGGGGTTTATCATAACTACGAGAGGGTGTCCCCGGAGAGTGTATGTTGTATTATATAGTATTATAAGACTACTATTTGCTTCCGGAGACTCTCTTCTCCGACACGCATCAGGATTCAAAACACATTCATCTCATCTCGGGACTTATCTTCTCCATCGACCCCTCACTATCTAAGAGGGACATTTCGAAGCATTTTTTACATAATCCAGAGAATTTTCTGGCTATGGAATATATTTCAGATGCCGAAACAAACAGACTCCGCATCCCAATATGTTACTTCCACGCTGAGGAACCTTTTCGCGAGGCTGAACAAGAATCTATTGCATTCTCTTCCCCTATATGTTACTTCCACGCGGAAGAGTGATTTCGCGTACTCGATAGCCGCAATAGCCGTTCGGACAAAACGATCGGAGTTGAGTACAGAAATGCATCGGGAATTATTGAAAATACCATCGAAATCGTGATAATTCCCCTCGATCCTGCGAGGTTTTCCGATGATTTCCCGATGTTTTTATCATCTGATTCTTTGCTTTGGAGCAGTTTCTTCTATATATAATAGAGCCGCACAATGAAGGGGCAAGCCTCTTGCAGCACGGAAATCCAAATTCTCATCTTCATTCAGCTTCATACAGATAAGTTAAGACCGACTCAGATCAGCTGAGGACGGTCTTTCTTCATTATATATTGCGGAATCAGGATGTCGTGCCACAGGCATAGGGGTTTTTCTGGGTTATGTTGCTTTTCAGACGTAAAAGGCAACATAACACGGTATTATGTTCCCTTTTGCTGTACTCCCTGCACCTGTCAAGCCTCCCGACGTTCTGCCCGTCCTCCCGCCGTCCCTGTTCGCCGTCCCGCCGTACATGCCCCACACAGCGAACACACGTTCTGTCAATCCGGCGTTTTCCGTCCTCCATGCGGCGAAATTCTCCCGCCGTCCTCCCGTCTCCCGCCATTCCTGCCCATGCCCCACACAGCCCGCCGCAATCCCGATTTTCTCAACAAACGCGCCTGCGCGCACATGTACACGCGCTTAATAGGCCGAAGCACCCACTTTCAAAACTTGTCAACTCGGAATGTTGCACAAATTTTTCAAGATTGTTTTTGTTACACTTTGACAATCCGACCGACTGCCCGAAAAAATCGCATTTCCTAAGAGCGCGAAAAAACGCACATGACCGCCATGCGGCAAACAGGCGGCGGCGAAAAAAATGCAGGTGTATACTGGTCTCGCCGGAAGGGCGGCGGTCAAAACCGCTCGGACGGCAGGAACACAGAACCCCACGACGACGAAACGGAGGGATGCCCATTCAAGCGGCTACGGCTGATGTAGCACCTGCCCACATGGTCAAGTGTGCGGGGTAACGCCGACCAACGGCGGCGCGTCAAGTGCAAGGCTTGACGGGTGGCGACCTTATAGCCTGTGCCTAATCCCATGGGCGGCGATAGGCGGGAGACCGCAGTAAAGGCTTGCATTGTGGGCATGGAGAAAAAATTGCATAGGTGTACAGCGAAAACACGGCACGACGTACAGGAGTGTCTCACGGTGGGTGTAGGTTGCACAATGCCCCCGCAATAGGTTTGTCGCAAGGAACAGGTGTCCCCATCTGTCTGGATGGGCTGTGATATGCGGCAGGATAACCGACGGCGGGAGTAGGTGGGAATTACGCCAATGCGACGCCGTTCAAATCCTGTGATTGGTGACGGAATCAGCCCTTCTCTGTCTGGATTAGGGAATCAGTCTCTGTGTCAAGCTGTACACTGGGGGGCTGCCCATGTGAACGGGAAGCATGGGCTACCTGTCCCCACGGTAGAAGTCCGTGGGCTGACGATTGGCATGAGCCGAAACAGGAACCCCGTCAGAATACATCTGCCGAATTTGAAGGAGGAAGAACCATGTCTAAGAACACCACCGCTACCCCCGTTGCTACCGCTACCGTCCCCGCTACCACTCTGCCCAAGAACCAGAAGGAGGAAAAGACCATGAAGAACACCACCGCCAAGACCACCAAGACTACCCCCGCCACCTCTGCCCCCATGACCGCACAGGAGTTCAAGCAGAAGTCCTACGACGCTTACCTGTCCTACGTGGCTTTTATCGAGGGCAACAAGTCTATCGACGAAACCCTGTCCGACCTGTCCCCGCTCATGACTGCCTACGGCTTCGCCCTCACCATCGACAACCTTGCCAACACCCTCACCGTCAAGATGACCGCCTACGGCAAGGATAAGGGCGAGCAGGCGAAGAAGGTCAAGTCCATCGCAACTTTCCGTGCATTCGTCAAGGGTGGTTGGGCCGAAGTCGCCGCCGCTCCCGTACACTCCAACGCCGGCAAAAACCCCGCCGAATCTGTGTCCAAGGCAAAGGCTAAGGGTCCGACCAAGGCTGATCTGGAAGCTGAACTTGCCGCCGTCCGTGCCCAGCTTGCCGCTCTCACCAACCCTCAGTCTGCCCCCGCCACCAGCGAAGGCTCCACCACCGAAGCCCCCAACACCGAAGCCAAGGCTGCCTGATACCCATGTCCACCATCCATCAGCGTCAACACCATCCCCGCGGCGGCTCTGTCCCTGTGATGGAGCCGCCTGTCCTTTGAGAGGAGCGTCACCATGTACAGATTCCCCGCAAAGAGTCTGCTCAGCGAAACGCCGCAGAGAGACCCTGCTACCGGCAAGATCAACTATGTCTTCAGTCGGGAGGACGTTGTAGCATATGCGCAAAGCATCAATCCTGCAATTTCGCCGTACTTCTGTGCGGCAACCGGAGAGCTTGCAAGCAGCATCTGGGATGTAATCCGGACTTCCGTATCGGACTTATGCAAGCATCGTTTCGTCCACAGCTGGTGCAGAACCCGCACATGGCAGAAATGAGCCATGCGGCAGGTTCTCTTTTTTTGTCTCGTAGTTTAGTAATACTAAATATTCAAGTGCACAACCATGAACAGGAGGAGCATTATGCAGAGCTACACCACCCGCCAATCAATGCGGAGCTACCCCACTTCCATCAAGCACGCAATCTGTGCAACCGCGCTGTATCTGGCCTGTGAAGCTGTCCGCAAAGGACAGTTGACCTTCACCTACATGGGAAGGCTGTTCACGCTTGCGGCAGTATCGGAGCGTGAATACTACGTCACCTGCAACGGAGTCGATGCAGGAATCCGCATTCATGACGGAATCGCAGAGCTGGCATGACCGTGCATAAGGACACGGAGAAATCGGACCGTAAAGCATTTGAAGTATCCGCCGCCGCTCTCAAAGCACAGATCCGCGAAATGGACGATAAAGACCTGTCCGCCCTATGGGAACAGGCTCAGTATGGCCTTCGCGGGGAACTGCCCTATCGAGAGTGGCTGCGGCGCACAGGATACCCGGACATGCAGAGTGCAAGGAACGCCCATGAACGCTATCAGGGCATAGCGCGGTTCCTTGCCCGCGAGTATGGCGCATCCTGCGCAATCCTATCCGATTTAACCATGCGGGAGCGCAGGCGCAAGCACGCAAGGCGCTTCGGCAGTTACCGAAGATAATCAGGAGGAACCACTATGAAGATATCCCGCACAACGATTCTGGAGCGAATCGGTACATACAGCACATCTCAGCTGGAGCGGCTTCAGGACTCCATATGCAGAAATGTTGCGTCCGGCAACATCGGCACATGCTGGCATGAAGTCATCAACGCCATAGACGCGGAGCTTGACCGCCGAATCGGCTGTCTGCCGCCTTATTGGGCGCTCGCCGCCTGACAGAACAACCGTCATCAGCACGACAAAGAGGGAATTTACGCATGATCTGAAAATTCAGCGCGCAAATATCCCTCTTAATTGATAGGAGGAGTATCTATGACCACGAACATTCAGCAGTTCATCCCCATCGTTTCCATCAGTCCGGAAGAAGCACGCAATCCTGTGGGATGCATCAGCACCGCAAACTGCATCGATCTGCACATCTCCTACAATGAGGGAAGCCGCCACTGGGCCACCGGTGCTGTGCGTCCCCGCGGCTACTATCTGCACGCCACGCCCATCGAACGCAATGAGCAGAGCGGCGTCACCACCATGATTCTCGGATGCGGCGTTATGGACTGCCTGTTGGAAGTTACCCGCCGCTCGGACAAGCAGCTGGAAATCGCCACGAAGATTGCGGAATCCAAGGCGTTTGCGCTGCTGGAATGGTGCCGCGCAGAATACGGGATTCTCTACCAAGTCCCTGCATCCTTTTTCCCCGATGCGAAGAAGCGCGAAGTGCCGAAGAATCTGAAAAAGCCGGAGCAGCCCAAGAAGGCCGATCCGGAATCTGTCAAGCCCATCCGCACCATGAAGCTGCTGACCGCCGAAGTCATCCGCAAGCTGGAAAAGCATCCTTTCGGCTCTCAGGAGGGCAAGGGCGACGATGCGCAGATTCTGGTCAAGTTCTTCGGCGGCGGCGCCTATACCTTCCTCGTCACCGAAGCCGAAATGCAGGAAGACGGCGACTGGCTCCTGTTCGGCAAGGCTACGCACGGATTCGACTGGGAATGGGGCTACACCCTGCTGTCCGAGATCGAAAAGATGAAGTTCCCGCCGTTTGGACTGGGCGCTGAACGCGACAGGTATCTGTCTGCTGATACAACAGTCGGCAACTTGGCCGTATGAGAGGAGGAATCGGTATGCTGCACAGACACAAACTCCTGCTGGACACCCTCGACAAGCTGGAGCAGGGCAAATACACCGGACTGGACGCTCACTGGTGCTGCACCACGATCGACTGGCTCTGGAAATGGCGTAAGATCACCGAGGACGAGCTGAACTCCCTCTGCTATCGTGTGATTGCTCTCATGTCCGGAAAGGAAGCCGCAGACGACTTCGCCAAACAGTTGGGCAAGCCGCTGATGGTACTCAGTCCTCGGTGCGCAGAATGCGAGGTGGTCGTATGAGCGAATACTTCCGCAATCATGTGATGCTGGACGATCCGCGCATTCACAACGGAACCAATGGGGTCTGCAAAACTTGGAACTGCTTCCTTTGCGGCGAACTTGTCGGCAAGATTGAGCATTCCACCTATCGTATGCGTTACGAAAAGCCCTATGAAGCCATGGTGCGCATCATTTCCAAAGATTGGGACAGGTACACCCGTGTCGGCTGGTTTGACTCGCTGATCGAAGCCAAATCCGCCCTTCTGGAGCCTGCCCGGGAATATCTCGCCGAGCAGGAACTGAACCGTCAGGAAACGACATGCCCGATTCATCTGCTCCCGTCCGCAGACAGCGAATTTTATCCGACTCCATCCGCACTGGCCGGTCAGCTGCTGGCCGGTGTGGATTGGGGCATGGTGGATTCTGTGTTAGAGCCCAGCGCCGGTATGGGCAATCTGATCGACTTCGCCCAGAAGCGCAGTAACAGCTACCGCAAAAAGAGCTATTACAGCGGCCGAACCCTTGATGATGTGGACTGTATAGAGCTTGATCCAAATCTGCGCGCCATCCTGACAGGCAAGGGCTACCGCGTGGTGCATGACGATTTTCTCGATTACTTCACCCGCAAGCGGTACAGCCTGATTCTCATGAACCCGCCCTTCTCTCATGGCGACCGTCATCTGCTCCATGCCATTGAACTATGCGCAAATGGCGGACAGATCGCCTGCATCCTCAATGCGGAAACCATCCGCAATCCATACACCGGCAGCCGCATGGCGCTGGCGAAGGAATTGAAGCGATACGGAGCAACAATCCGCTTCGTCAACGACGCCTTTGCTCATGCTCCAAGGCAGGCAAGGGTGGATGTGGCGCTCATCAATCTGACCATTCCGGCGTCGTCCGCAGATACCTCCATATGGGACGAGCTGAAAAAAGCGCAGGATGTGTATTTTGAGAGCGAATCACCGCAGGAACTGGCTCCCGCCAACGACATTGACCGCCTGCTGCTGGAATACGCACTTCTGTGCGAAGCTGGCATCTCCCTCATGCGGAAGTATAACGGCGTCGCTCCGCACATTCAAAACAGCCGTACCAGCAAGTACAGCAAGCCCATCATCACCCTTCAGGTTTCCGGTCATGATTGCGACAACGAATGCAGCGCTGATGACGTCAACCGCTTCCTTCGCTCGGTCCGCAGTCGATACTGGACAGAACTTTTCGATCTGCCCGATCTTCGTGATCGCATGACCTCCGCCATGCGCGACGAATACCACTCGACCATCGACCGGATGCGGGACTATGAGTTCTCCCGTTTCAACATCCAGCAGGTGCTCGACCAGATTCGCGGACAGATCGTTGTCGGCGTTGAGGAAGCCATCATCAAGTGCTTCGACAAGCTCTCCGCCGAGCACACCTACAACGCGGACATTCAGAACGACAATGTCCACTACTACAACGGCTGGAAGTCCAACAAAGCCCATTGCGTAAACATCAAGTGCGTCATCCCGACCTACGGCTGCTTCGCCCGAGGATATAAGCGTGACAAATATGGCCGCTACAAGGATACGCTGGAAGGACTGGACACGCACAGCTGCTTCGGCGTGCTGGATGACCTTGAAAAGGCGCTCGATTACCTCGACAGGGGCGAAACATGGAGCTGCAACCTCATGTATCGCCTGCAGGAAGCAGAACGCGCCGGTCAGACCGGCAACATCCACTGTAAATACTTCGACGTTACCTTCTACAAGAAGGGAACCTGCCACGTCCGCTTCCGTGACCGGAAGATCGTGGACAGGCTGAATATCTATGTCGGACGCCAGCGTGCATGGCTCCCGCCCACCTACGGCAAGGTTCATTATGAGGAAATGGACGAGGAAAGCCGCCGCATTGTCGATGAATTTCAGGGACGCGAGGCATACGACGCGATCATGGAATCGCCCGGCGACTACATCATCGAAACACAGGCAATGGCGCTTCTGACCGCATGACGGAGGTGTGAGCATGGCAGAAAAGCGTTACAACATTCCTAACATCCTTGAAAGCATCGCTATGGACATTGTGAGCCACAAAATGACCATCGAAGAAGCGGCGTGTGAATTGAACCTGCTCAATTACACGCCGTATGTCGATACCGTCCGTACACAGACGATTCTCGCACCTTACGTTGAGAAGATCAGCGCAGAGAAAGGAGCCACAAAATGATTACCCACGACAACTGGCCTGAATGCTGGGAGGAGGTCGCTCCCGGCACCGAGGTTTCCGAAGAGGTTTATGAGGGCATGTTCAACTGCATGCCGCCCATCTATCTGCGAAGGTCCCGCTACTGCGGCTTCCAGATGGGAGAACCGCACAACCACGCCGAGGATGAAAACGGCAAGTGGCGCGCCCAGTTCCTGACCTTCGTCTCCGTATCCGGGCGCTACTTCTACGCAGGTATCCATTTCGGCGGCGAATGTCCGCTGGAACTGAATCTGACTGCCAAATCCGATGAAAGGACTTGACGCAATGAATGAGCACTTCTTCTCCTCCAATCCGCAGCCCGACCTGAAGGAGATCGACGACAAGCTGGCCCTGTTCATGGACAAGGATACCCTTCAGATGACCATTGACCACTGCGTCATGAAGGGCATCGCCATTCCCGAGGTGCGGCAGTTTACCGAACCGGAATTCCGCATCCAGCTGGCCAAGCTCATGCTGGCGGGCAAGTACAGAATTGCGCCGCCGCACATCATCCTGATTTCCAAGCCGGACTCTACGGAAATGCGCAAGGTGTACTGCAACAACCCCATGGACCGCGTCATCTGCACTCAGCTGGGCAGCGTTTACACCCGTATGTATCAGGATCGCATCCACCCCTGCTGCGTTTCCTATCAGAAGGGCGTAGGCGTTCCGCACATCGTCCGCAGAATCTCCAACTATCTCGCCACCCATCCGGGGCTCAAGGGCGCGAAGTTCGACATTCATCACTATTTCGATGAAATCTCCCGGGATTCGCTGGATCAGGCGCTCCGGGAACTGGACACCGGCAGCTGCATCGACCGCATCGTATGGGATTACCTCCACGACGATGTGATTCTGGACGAGCATGGTCAGGTGCAGAGGGTGTACAAGGGCATCGCGCAGGGCTTTGCCGTCTCGCCCTTCCTCGCCAACTATCTTCTCCGGGACATTGACGAAGCCATCACGAAGCTGGATGTGGTCTACTACCGCTACTCGGACGACATTCTCCTTTTGGGTCCTGACTTTGAAAAGGCGAAAACCATCCTGTACGAAGGTCTTGCCTCCAAAGGACTGACGATCAACCCCAAGAAGGTCACGCCCATCGACGCCGATACCAACTTCACCTTTCTCGGCTTCGATATCTGCGGCAGGGACATCACCTTCTCCAAGTCCAGCATGAACCGCGTCAAGAAAGATATCCGCCGCATGACCAAGACCCGCAAGGGACAGGACAAGCGAAGCGAAGACGTTCTGCGCCGCATCATCCGCCAGATCAATCACAAGCTGTATGTGGCGCATCTGCAGAATGACCGGGAATTTGGCTGGGGTGAGTATTTCCTCGGGACAGTCACCACCGAAGCAGATGTGCGTATGCTGGACGAGTTCGTGAAGGATCACATCCGGCATGTGTACACCGGCAAGTGGAATTCCTGCTCCAACTACCACAAGGTGCCCAACGATATGCTCAGGCGCTGCGGCTATGTGTCCATGGTGCATCTGTGGAAGCTCCGCCGCATCAGCGCATCCCTGTACCGCAATGAGGTGCGGATGCATATGGCCTGAGCACATTACGCCGCCTGCGTAACTGACAGTTGGAAGGAAAACGCAGTAAGCAGCGCGCGTCAGGTCCGCTCATGAAACACTCAGGACCGTGTCGCGCGCTGCCCCATCGTAAATCCATGCAATAACAGGCCGTTCCTTCGGGCTGTCATCCATCTGCGCTGCCCGGCGCTGGCTTTGCAGGGTACAGCATCATACTCCAGGATCCAGAGGCGATTTCAACGAAACGTTT